GAGAAATAGATATAGTAACTAATAATAGTAATGTTGCTAATTCTACTATTTTTGATTTACATGGAAATACAAGTTATTCTTTAAGTGATATAGCACCTTCTAATCCTACTTTAGTAGAATTTGAAAACGTTACTCAAAACACAGGCGAAGATATTACATATTTAGTAATAGGAGATTTGTCAGCAAGTACAAGTTCATCAGCAGTAGGTTTTATTGTAACTAGAGATGCACAAACATTTGATGGTGTTAATTTTAACACAAATGAAAGAAGTATTCTTATACATGGATTTTTTGCGGAAGGTAGTGATCTAACTGTTGATTGGAGCGAAATTAACGCTACTCCTGTAATATATCCAATGGCAGAGGATGGAACTTTAGGTTCTGCAGTAACAATTACTAGTCAAGATAATAATCAAAATAATTTTGCAATATATCGCTTTACGGATACTACAAATGCAAATAAGTATAAAGTAGTATTAAGTGCTGGCTCTAATCAAAGAATTCGATTTAGAAACTTACAATTGTTTAATAGTATTGCAACAGTCAGTCCAAGTGCTACTTCTCCAGCAATTTTAGAAATTACTGTTGGTGGAACTAACTCAGGTACTCAAGTAAATAGTGCTACATTTAGTATTCATAATGGTTCATCTACTTCTGACCCAGCTTTTAATACAGGATTACAATCATTAGATAGGGTAGTTTTTATTAGAATAGCTTTTCCTAAAGGTGCTGATGAAGAAGGTTTTCAACAATATCATCCAGAAAAAATAGAATTATTATTTTCTGAAAATAATTCTTTTAATAATAATTATAGGGTTTACACTATAGGAAATGATTTTATTTCAAAACATGCTGGTAAAGGCTGGGTTGATATAGTAATTAGATTAGATGAAATTGCAGATATACAAGGTACAGCACCTATTGGTTCGTTAGATCATTTACAAATAAAATTATATAAAAATGAAAATCAATCTAGTGTTACAACTGCAAGAGCTTATTTTGATATAATAGCTCAAGCAGACGATAGTAGTGGTTCTTGGGATGGGTATTATAAATTTTATTATTCATGGTTGTATGATAATGCACAAGAATCTTCTTTTTATGAATTTCAAAATCAAGGACAAGGAATATTTTTATCAAATAATCAAATAGAAGTAAAAACATTAATTCGTGAATTAGCAGAAGCTGATGGATTTGGTTTTGGAGCAAGAGGAAGAAGAATAACTGGTGCTAATATTTATTATGCTGAATTTGATGAAATAAATAATATTCCAAAATATGAAGACCCATTTAAGTTATTAGAGTGCAATTTTGAAAGAGGTGTTAAAAAACCTATTAGTTCTTCTTTAGAAGTATGGTCATTAGGCACAACTGCAACAGACCATTTTACTCATTCTAAAGTAAAATTTATTGATGCTGAAGTATCTTCAACTTTTTCTATAAGCAGTGGTTATTCATATGACCAATTAAATTCAATAAAAGAATTAAGATTTAGAACTGCTACAGTATTAAATAGAAGAATTTATTATGGCAATGTAGATATAGTGTGGGAAAAGGCAAATGGTGAAGTTAATTCTAAATACAATAGATATGGAGATAGAATATATAAATCCTTATCTAATAAACCAGATATAGTACCTGCAAATAACTTTTTAGAAGTAGATGTTAATGATGGTGATGAAATAACTGCATTAGAATCGTATGCAGATAGACTTCTTGTTTATAAAAAAGAAGTTATGTATATCATAAATGCTACAAAAGAATTAGAATATTTAGAAGATACTCATAATTATAAAGGTGTTCTTTCAAGTCAATCTGTTGCAAAAACAGATTATGGAATAGCGTGGGCAAATAGAAATGGATGTTATATATATAATGGTGAAAAAGTAATTGACTTATCTAAAGAAAAAATAAGTAATAGTGTATTGCTTAATTATGTAGGTAATAATCCAATTATTGTATATAACCCACAAGAACAACATATTTTAATATCAAATAAA